ATTAAAAACTTGTACAAACAACTAAAGGATAAAAAAGATGCTTAATCGATTTACACTTATCGGACGCCTTGGCAACGATCCACAACTCAAAAGCTTTGGCGATAAAGAAGTTGTCAACTTTTCCGTTGCCTATAGTGAAAAGGTAAAGGGAGAAGAAAAAACAACTTGGTTTAATTGTGAGATGTGGGGCAACTTTGCGAAGATCGTTCAGAGTCAAGCAAAGAAAGGCGATAAGATCACCGTTATTGGTCGCATCGTTATCAACGAACATGAAGGCAAGCAATATATTAAAGTGATTGCCTCTGAGGTTGTATTTCTATGATGAAGCCTAAAGATCGCAAATCGATTTTAAGTCTATATGTATCAACTAAGCTGATCAGCCTACTAGACACAATCAGCGATAGACATTCAGTTAAGATTTCTAAGTTGGCTGAAAAGATATTGCTTGACGGTCTCCAAAGAGATGAGATTGATCTTGCTCTTGAAATCGATGATGATGATGCTATTGAGAAAATCACAACTAAGATCATCAGAAAGCTAGATCATGGCAAAGACTAAAACCACCGATAAGACCGTTAAAAATGATATAGTTGATTCTAAAGCTGGCAAAAATAGCACAGCACTATCAAAAAAGCCACAAGAGGATAAATCTGAAATCGCAAGACAAAAAAGGCTGATATCAATTGAACAGGTGCTTGAGTTTATCTCTCAAGGTCTTTCTCAAGGCGATGCTCTTTCTCTTGTTGGTGTTGCATACAGTACTTGGAATGGCTGGATGAAGAGTGATCCTGAATTGGTGGCTGATATCAAGCGAGCTGAAATCTCTCTAAAGATCAAGCATCTTCAGAATATCCAGCGACATTCAGAGAACGATGTTAGAGCATCTCAATGGTTACTCGCTCGTAAATTCCCTTCTGAGTTTGGAGAGAAGCAAACAATCGATATGAATTCAAAAAGCGATGATAGCAAGGTGATCATCAATGTGATCCAACAGGTGCAAAAAGAGAAGCATGCTCAAACGATAGAGATCAAGCATGAGCTCCCAAATGAGAATGATCATGGCACAGACGAAGAAGATTGATATTGAGCTCAAACTCAATCCCTTGCAAATCGATCTAGTTGATCGATTGATTTACTCTGATGATGCTTTCATTGCCGTTAGAGCAGGTTGGGGCAGTGGCAAGACTTCAGCTTTAGTTTTTGCTTTGTGGACTTGGTCAAGCATCCATCCCAATAAGTCATCTTTACTAGTCACTGATACAGCTCCTCGATATAGATCGGTGCTTGGTCCTGAGCTTGAGAAGTGGCTTGCTCCTTATGGTTGGGTCTATCATCAGCAAGATGGCAAGTGGCTTGCTCCAAATGGTCATGTTGTTTGGTGCAGATCCTACTTTAGACCAGGGACAAGAGATGCAACACATAATCCACTTGAAGGCCTCAACATAACTTCAGGTCTTGCATTGATTGATGAGTGTCAAACTCTATCTGAAGAAGTAGCACAAAAGACGCTTGGCCGTCTTAGATCAGGTCCATCGCCTAAACTCATCATGGTAGGCTTGCCTGTATGGGATGCTTGGTGGGTGAGTTTTGCTGAGAAGGCTGGATGCACTCCAATCTTTTATGCAAGCCATGTCAACAAAGCCAACCTATCTGAAGCTTGGTTTGATGCTGTCAACAACTTGCCTGAAAGAGAAAGGCTTGCGATGGTTGAAGGTCTACCTCAATCGCCTTCAGGTCTTATTTATAGCGAGTTTAATGCATCTACTCATATCGTGAGAGGTTGGGAATATAATCAAGAGTTTAGTTCTAGGATTGCGATTGACTTTGGCTTTAGAAAACCATCAGTCTTGATCTTAACCTTTGATCCTAAACTTAATGCAGATATCATCACAGCTGAGATCAATCCTCAAGAAATAAAGCTTTCTGATTTAGCATCTCAGATTTTACAGATTGCTTGTCCTAGAGAACTAGCCTCAAAATATCCCAATCGTATTTTATTAGATGCTGCTAGTGGTGATAAGGCTGGAGCGGCTAGAAATGATCAGACGGCCTTGAGTGCTTTTAAGGTCTTGAAGAATGCACCTGAGGATGGTGGCATAGGAATGGCTTTTAGATGGTGCACTGATCCCGTCAAGACTGATGTCATGAATGGAATTATGAGAGTAAAAGCATTGCTAGAAGACAAGCGAATTTTAATCAAAGATACTGTTTGGGATGAAGGGATGAACAGTCGTGGAAACTCAATCAGAAAAGCGATCTTGTCTTATGCTTGGGATGGCAAAGAAGCACCTAAAAAAGACGGTCAAGAAGATCCACTAGATGCATTGAGATACGATGTGATCAATTGGAATTGGCGAGACAGTGGCTCGGTATCAGTCAGCATAAAAGCAGTATCTAAAAAATATGCAAATATTCATAACTCATCAACACCTAAAGCCAATCGATTTTAAGAGGCACTGATGCAAGACAAATTCAAGAAGATCACTGATGATCTAGCACAAATCTTATCTGCCAAAGATGAAGCCTATGGCAACGCCTTTGACAAGACAACTCAAATTCTATCTTTGCTTTATCCCAATGGGATTAAGGTTGAGCAATACAAAGACCTTCATGTCATCATTCGTATGCTTGATAAAATCTCAAGAATTGCAAGAGATAATGATCCAATGGGAGAATCGCCTTATATGGACATAGCAGGCTATTCTATTCTTTCACTTGCTAGGAATGACAAATGCTAGAAGAAAACAAAATCCATTTAGGCGATTGCCTTGACCTTATGCCATCCATTCCATCGAAGTCGGTTGATATGATCCTTTGCGATTTGCCTTATGGTACAACGGCTTGCGAGTGGGATTCTATTATCGATATGGCTAGGCTTTGGCAAGAGTATGAACGAGTGATTAAGGATAATGGAGCTATTGTTTTGACGGCTAACTCAGTATTCACCTTTAAATTGTGGTCAAGCAATCCATCGCTTTTTAGATACAAATGGATTTGGGAAAAGACGATGCCTTATAGATTTGTACATGCAAACAAGATGCCTTTAAGCCAGCATGAAGATATATTGATTTTTTATAAAAAATTGCCTTGTTATAATCCTCAAATGAGAGAAGGCTTTAAGCCTTATACAAGAGTTGACAAAAAACAATATGATAGAGATTCAATTAAAATTAAGCAAGAGGAGATGATTAGGGAAAGTGATGGAAATAGGCATCCTATTGACATAATCAAATTCTCAAACGGCAATAATCATTCAATCCACCCAACACAAAAGCCAGTAGCCTTGTTTGAGTACCTAATCAAAACCTACACAAACGAGAACGAACTAGTCTTAGATAATTGCTCAGGTAGCGGTACAACAGCCATAGCTTGCATGAATACCAATCGCCGTTTCATTTGCATTGAGAGGGATGAAACCTATCACCGCAAGTCAATTGAACGAATGAATAACCATGAACCACTGTTTCACTTGGGGGATAAATGCTAAAAGAAAACACGATACACTTGGGGGACTGTTTAGACCTTATGCCCTCTATCCCTAGCAAGTCCGTTGACATGATCCTATGTGACTTGCCTTATGGTACAACGGCTTGCGAATGGGATAGCATCATTGACATGGCTAGGCTTTGGCAAGAGTATGAACGAGTGATTAAGGATAATGGAGCTATTGTTTTGACGGCGAATAATGTCTTTACTTTCAAGCTATGGTCAAGCAATCCATACATTTTTAAGTATAAAATAATATGGGATAAAATCATGAAGGTTGGACATTTATCAGCAAATAAGATGCCAATGAAACAGCATGAAGATATTTTGATTTTTTATAAACATCAACCTTGTTTTAATCCTCAAAAGACAAGCGGTGAGAAATATGTTGTAAAAAGAAACAAAACTATGAAAGCTCCTGAATATCAAATAGGAGCTCCTATCGCTAGAACAGACACAATTAACGATGGTGATAGATATCCGAGCGATATCATTTGTTTTTCAGCCAACACATTTACTAAAGATATTGGGATGCATCCAACACAAAAGCCGGTGGCCTTGTTTGAGTACCTAATCAAAACCTATACCAATGAGAACGAACTAGTCTTAGACAATTGCAGTGGATCAGGTACAACGGCAATCGCTTGCATGAATACCAATAGAAGATTTATCTGCATTGAGAGAGATGAAACCTATCACAAGAAGAGCATTGAACGAATGAATAACCATGAACCACTATTCCATTTAGGAGCAACATGAAAGGCAATGCACTTTTAGCAAGGTTGGCGATTGATAGCATCATCATGGATTTTTTCATTCCATTGGATGCAATCTATCAACTCACAGATCAAGCGATCATCGATAGGCTTAGAGAGCTGGAGCATTCCTATCAAGGCAAAATCAAAGAGGCTAAATTGTTTATGCATAAAATGGAGATGATATGATGCAGAAAAAGCAAAAGATAATGCAATTCTTTGGCAATGATTTAGATGCTAGATTGTGCATGATTGAGGATATGATCGAGAGAGGCGAGGTTTATCAAGGCTATTCTAGTAAATATACAAAATCACAAAAGAACATTCAATCAAAGAGAATCAGAGATGCAGATCTTATCAAGGCTGTCTCATCAGATAAAACTTGGAAAGAAATTGCTTGTGAGCTAGGCGTGACCATTTCAGCCGTTAGATTTAAATGCGATCAACTTGGGATTAAAAAAGAGAAATTACATCGACATACTAAGAGATTGAAGCACTGATCTTCTTGATCTTCTCTTCAACTCTATCAAGGCGATCAGCTAGATCATCATCGCCAACTTGAATCCTAGCTTGATCTTTTGCTTGTGCATCAATCTTGCTTTCTAAAACATTGATCTTCTTCTCAATCTCTTTTCTTTCAAAGTCGCAAACCAAAGCATGATCTTTATCTTCTCGTTCTTTCTTTTGCATCTTTTGAAACATAAGCACGATCAAGATGATGAGTGCTAAAGGTGTATTGTCTTTGGTGATCTTCATGAGTTGCTCAAATTGATTGATCTCAGGTGGCAATTCAACAAGTGAGTGAGTAGGCTGGATAGGTTGAGCTTGTGCAATAATCATCGGCTCGTCTAGTGGTGCTAAAAACATATCTTCTTCTTTCTGATATATAAACTGATCAGGGATCACTTTAATTTTAGTGTCTTTTTTGAGTAGCTTTTCAACTTTCTTTTCTCCATAGTGAATGATCAGTTTAGATCCTTCTTTAAATTCGCAAGCCTCCACCTCGTAAGTGTTGCCTTTAAAATAGATCTTGCCTGTTGTGGTGATAAAAAATTCATCATCGATTATGCACATATTTTCTCTTTCATGTGTTTAAGGTATGGTTTTTTTGAGAGTCGCTAGGTGCTTTTTCTGCTTTGAGCATCTAGCAATTTAAAATTTTATTTGATATAATAGCATTTTATGCAATATGATAAGTTGATATATTCTTTTAGGTGATGTTTATGACGGTTTATCCATATATGACAATGACAAGCTCAACCAAAGAGATGCCATACTTATCGCAAGAACGGCCACACTATCAATCTTATGGTATCAGTGGAACATCCATTCAAGGCGGCTACATCACAGGGAAAGAACAAAACCCAGCTTTATCAGGTCGTTCATGGACGAGAGAAGCTGAAGATATGTTGGCAACTGATCCAATCATCAGACGGTCTTGGAGCTTGGTTAAGCAGACTCTATTGTCAGCAAAATGGGAATTTAAAGCTGGACGAGATGGTGATCAAACAAGTGAAGAGCTTGCACGATTTGCAAACGAGGCTTTTGGCTTTAAGAGTTATCCAGGTATGATGGAGATCAGCTTTGAGGATCAACTAAATTATCTTTTAGAATTCATTCCACATGGCTGGAGATATGCAGAAGAAATTTACTGCGTTGCTAAAGACTCAATAGGCAAAGAGAAAGTATTTTTAAAACGATATGCTGATCGTGAGCCTTCATCTCATCAGCAATGGCTTTCAGTGGATAAACAAAATTTAGATGGTGTTATTCAAATCATGGTTGGCGGTGTTACTCCTGAACCTATTCCAGCATCAAAGCTTTTGCTATTAACTCTCAATCGCACTGGCTCAAATTTTGAAGGTATCGGACTTTTGCGTCCTTGTTGGTGGTGGTGGAAAGAGAAGCAGAGAGCGGCAACACTCATGGCAATTGGCCTTGAGAAATGGGCTGTGCCAACTCCACTGATCAAGGTCGATAGACAAGCGATCGAGCAGATGGGCATCTCAAATGGTGATGTTGATGCGATGGTCAATGAAGCTCAAGCACAAGCTCAAGCCTATGTAGTGCAAGAGCAAAGTTATCTAGTAGAAAATAATATTGTTTCTTTTGATACCTATGGAGGATCATCAGGCTTTGATGCTAGCGGTGCTCTAAAAGTTATTCAAGAATGTGACAATCAAATCTCTCAAGCTTTCATGGCTCAATTTATGAATTTGGGAATTTCCGACAGTGGATCAAGATCAGTCGGTGAAGTGCATCTATCTGTATTCAGAAGAGCATGTATCAATTTTCTTGACTTGGTAGCCAGTGCAATCAGTGGGCAAGATAGACGAGGGGGCGGAACTATTGGCCGTCTTATTCGTTGGAATTATGGAAACATTGAAGCAACTAAATTGCCTCGCTTGGTGCATAGTGGTCTTGATACTGATGCACTTGCTGAAGCTCTTGCTAGCTTGCCTTCATTGGTACAAGCTCAATTATTGACGCCTGATGATGATCTTGAGAGAGCAATCAGACAAAAGATCGGAGCTGGTCAATTGCCAATTGAAGCAACTAGAACGGCTCAAGATCGTGCTGTTGCACAAAATCCAGCTTTAGCTATGGCTGAAAGATTGAGAGCAATCAGATGAATGAAAAGCAAATCTCTTTAGCAAAACAAAGGCTGATGAATAGGCGATTTAATGCTTATCTCAATGCACCTAAAAAGTATGATGGAATAGATTTTACTCCACCTCAAGGGGCAAGAGATGCAGCAATCAGAGCATTAAAGAAACGAGCTGAGCAACCACCTTCAAAGCGTGGGATGACAGCCGTTGGGATTGCAAGAGCAAGAGATTTATCTAACGGCGTTACCTTATCACCTGATACCATTAAAAGAATGGTGGCTTATTTTACTAGACATGAAGTCGACAAGCAAGGCTCAACATGGGCTGAATATGGTAAAGGTCGACAAGCTTGGGATGGTTGGGGCGGTGATGCAGGTTATACTTGGGCAAAGAAAATTTTAGCACAAATGGAGAGAGCTGATGAGAAAGAAAAAGCATTGTCGGAATCTTCCTTGTCGTCCTCCAATCGTACTGACATTAAGATATTTAGAGAAAGAATCAGGTTGGGAGAAATTGCTTTATATCCAGGATCAGACATTAAGGTGCTTTCTGTTGGTAAGGTCAACAGTCGCATCAATGGGAAGACGATTCAAGATGTCACGCCTTCGATCCTTGCTGAGATCGTAAGAGTATTCAAGGCAAGACTCAATGAAGATCCAGTCATCATCGATTGGAATCATCAATCATCTCCCTTTATGGATAACGGGCCAACTGATCCAACTCAATCTATGGCATACGGTGAAATCTCTGATGTATATGTAAAAGATGATGCACTTTATGTAAAACCTCTATATACTCAAGCAGGTCTCGATCTAGTGAAAGCTAGCGAAGGCGTTTTATATCCATCACCTGAATTTTTAGTAGGTGATATTTATGCAAGGGAAGATGATCCAAAGCCAATCGGTTTTGCTCAACTTCAAGCCGTTACCTTGACGGCTAGACCAGCTCAATCTAAAAATAAAATCAGTCGTGTTTTACTCATGGAGAACATAATGAATCCAGAAGAATTAAAGGCTATGACAGCTGATCAACTCGTGGCTTTAGTGCTAGAAAAAGATCAACTAGTCAAGCAACTAGAAGCTCAGTTGGAAGGCGTCAAGTCAGAAAATGATGAGCTTACTAAAGACGAATCAGAAGGCGAGATCGAGATTTCACTTGAAGGCGAATATGCCAAAAAAGATGAAAAAAAGATGATGGCTGAAGAAGATAAAAAGATGATGGAAGATGAAAAGAAAATGTCTGAAGCCACCGCTTTATCTGAAAAGGCACAA